CGTCCTTGTATTCTACTACAAAGCTAAATGTTGCATTTTGATCTACTTCGAAATTCTTTTGTCCTGCCATTTGCCATAGTCTCCTAAATAGGAATACTCCTGTACTTATTTTAGCACAGGAGTATTCCTAATTGACTATTTTTTACTTTTTGGTGAAACCAAACGCTGGCTCATTTGGGTTGAGTGCTTTCAAAATTACGGGCGCTGTGGCAGCGAAACCGCCAAGCAGTAGGTCTCTTGGGCTGGTATTTCCAGTCATATATAGAGTAATTGCTGCTCCTAGAAAATGACGTCCGTAGCTTGCTAGTGCTGCTAGAATTTTCTCCTGCATTGTAACCTTTCCATCTCCATTTAGATCTTCTTTAGCTTTTGCCATTTTGATCCTCCTTTTTTCTGAGCGGTGTGCTCAGGAATTTTGGGTTTAACCCCAATATTATTATTGTACCACTTATGCGCTAATATCTACTAGCTCACAGTTTCCATCAGATGTGCATGCAAGTGTTGCGTTAACAGAAGTTCCATCTTCTGTTTCGTAAAAAGACAAATCTTGCCATCTTATACTACTTGGCATTTTTGCAAGCAGCTCTTGGTACTCTTCTTTTGTAACTTCCTGGTATGGTGCTTGCTTGTATGTGTGATCTGAGTGTGGGAGGAATGATATTCCAGACACCTCGTCAAAATGCTTGTATACCCAAGCGCCTACTTCCATCCATTCGTCTTCTTTAACAGAAACTGTAATCGATGGCTTATGCTCACACCAAGCTCTTTGATAAACAAGCCAAGTGTTCAAGTGATCTAGCGCTGTAAGATCATTTCTAACAATTGCTCCTTCTGGAGCCTTTACTGGAAATGAGAATACATATGTTTCGTTTGGCTTCATGACGTCGTCTTCAACTGGAATCCCAACCTCTTTTAAGAATACAGAGATAGGATCATTTTTTGAACCACGAACAGTACGAACATAGTATGGTGAATGCCATGGGTGCATTCCTGAAGAAACTCCCACAAGCTGAGATACAGTGCCTGAAGGCTTTACGCATGTAATAGCTGCAGATTCTGGTATGCCAATTTTTGCAGCCTCTTCTTTATTCATTTCTCTTGCGTATTCACGAAGTCCCGACAAAGTTGATTCAAGCTTATCCAGGCCTTGCTTTCCAGAAAAGAATTTATGACCAAATTGACCAGTTAACGATACTCCAAGAAGTCGCTCTTCTTCTGTGTTGTCTTTCCAAATTTTTCTAAGATATTTAAAGTCTGTAAGCGTTGACTGCCATGTTCCAAGAATTGTAGCAAGGCGTACTTTGTTTGCAACATCTTCAACTGTGTCCTTTTCACGTAATACGACTTCTGAAAGATTACAAAACTGATAAGGACGCAAAATAATCTCTGAGCAAGGATTCGTTCCATAGTGGATTTCAGGGTCTCTACGACCATACTTAGCTGCCTGCTTTTGTGCCGCCGCCACATTATAAATGCCACGCTCACCCGATTTCGAGTCATAAAGAGATTTCCATTCTGCAATAAATTGCTCCATATCAGGCTTTCTTGAATAAGCAACAGAGTTGTTAGAAAGAGCACGTTGAGTATTCTTTTCCCACCAATTTCCTGCTTTAGCCTGAGCCATTTCAATATCGTTAATATTAGAAAGAGAAATCATGGCAGATCTACGAACTCCACCAACAACCACAACTTCACCAATCTTACACATAATGTCGTGAGCCTCAATAGGCTTCAATTGTCTTCCTGTAGCATTCTTAAATTTTGCAATAGTAAAATCAAACAGGTTTACCAAAGGCTGCGGACCAGATGATCTGCCGCCCATAGTCTTAAGTCTAGCACCTGCTGGACGAACCTTAGATACGTCAAGTGCTGGAATATGCCCAGTCCAAAGTAGCGCAAGCAATTCACGGTAGGCTTTTGCCCACCCCTGCTTAGAATCTTCAACTACAATAACAGTTTCAGACTTTTCAAGTGTCTCTGGGACGGCAGGAAGCTTGTTTACATATTTGTACTCAACAGAAAAACCAACACCTGTTCCGCACATCAAGATGTACATGGTTTCATCAAAAGATCTTGGGCTATCTACTGGAACAAAAGAACAGTTATACCCAGCAACATTATCTCTTTCCAATGCTGGCCCTGATGTCATAACAGAGCGCATTGAAGGCATGACATTTCGTTCAAACACACCATTTTTTAATTCCGCTACAAGCTTCTCATCTGGAATGTAATTATGATTTTGCTTTAAGTGATTCAGCATGAACTCAAAGTATCTATCTACTGTCTCACCCCATGTTTCACGACGATTCTCTTCTGGAATCCATCTAGCGTAACGTGATAGCGCAATGAAATTCTCATAAGGGTTTTCAATAGTATTAGACATTTATAGTACCTGTTTCTCCGCCTGGCGGGTTAGTTTAATTTTAGTAGAGTCCTATTCTATCAAACTTTTTTAAGAAAGTGAAGGGAGTAAAACAAAAAGCTTAAAACTAATGAGTATTATTGGTTAACTAAAACAAATATAACTAAACTTATAAGTTGACAGATTAGAGTTTTTAATGGTATTCTTATAGTTCGTTATCTCTATTGGAGGAAATGCCTATGGAGAATATAAAAGAAAAACTTAGCGATGTTTTACATCACTACGTTGCAATATCAGTAGCTGTACTGTTTTTATTTACTGGTCAACCAGAAATTATTCAGTCAGCTTCTGCTCTGGTTGTAAAGCCAGAGGTGAAAACCGAAGCACAACTTAACAAGGAAAAGCTGGAGCAATTCAGCAATACTGTGTGGAAACCATCTGAGTCTTTAACAGATAAAGAATTGGTTGAACTTCTCAAAGCTGTAGGCTTTGAGGGTAGCGCCCTTAAAATGGCGTGGGCTGTAGCTAAAAAGGAGTCTAATGGACGCCCAATGGCTTATAACGGCAACAGGAAAACTGGAGACAGTTCCTATGGAATTTTTCAGATCAATATGTTGGGCAACCTAGGTGATGATCGTAAAGAAAAGTTCAAACTGGATAGTAACTATTCGTTATTTGATCCAGCAATCAACGCAGAGATAACGTATTATATGACCAATGGCGGTCAAGATTGGTCGTCATGGAAAGGTTTAACCGCTAGCACAAAAGCTTGGTTAGACAAGTTTCCATCTAAAAGTTAGAAAGGATTTATTATTAAGATACAACTAGTATCTGAATATCTAAGTCTTTCGAGAGAAGGTCTTGTTTCCAGCATGGATTGCCCATTGGATCAAGGCCTTCTCTTTTCTAATATTGACAACGATGATAAAATTTTTATTTACTGTATTTCTTGCAAATACAAAAGCTATATAGGAACTTCCTTGTATAGCAAGATGGTGAAAGAAATAGAAAATGTCGGAAGAAAGCAAATTTGATAAAGACCTTTTACTAGACATGTCTGCTAGTATTCCATGTGCTCATATATCCAGAGCATTTCTTGCAGAAAGAGCATTAGGCACCGTTCAAAAATATTTAGAATCAGCAAAATTACGTGGGCTAAACACCATAGACCAAGTTCTAGAAGATATGAAAAATAAAAATGCCTGAAGAAAATAGAAGTAGCCTTGAAGATAACCTACCTATGGTTAATTACATAATGCTTCATAGAATATATGACGTATTATGCTTAATTGCCAAGCAGTCTGGGTCTGTTCAAGAAATAGAAAAAATGGTAGAATATCACAAAGAAGGCTTTTTGCTGGGACCGTCCCCAGCATTTATTTCTGAGGAGAAAGATGAATAGAGAAGAAGTAATCGACCTAATGGTTGATGTTTTTAGCGAAATTAATAAGAGCATGGCTCTATCAAGCGGTATGGAAGAAGCTGAGGTCAATAAGTTTATTGAGCAAAGCACACCATCTATCCACCATGCACTAAGTGCTGTTTATGACGTTCTTGCTGAAAAAGAAATCGTAAAATAGTATTGCTTTATCAAAACCTATATATTATAATATAATGGTAATTAATAATAATTACACTATGCGGATATAACGCAAAGAAATCCCAGAAGGATCCGCCTCCTTTTGGGATTTCTTATTTTAAGGAGCAACATGGAATCCTATCTTAGCAGATGGACTGATGATCAAGATTTTGTAAAATTACACAACGACTATAATTTGATATGCAATATTCATAACGTAATGGACAACGCTATGTATGCAAGAATATACATACTAAGACAGTTGGCAAAACAACAATCAATAATTAACCCCTACCTAGATTTTGCAGAGTGTGGCGTCTATGCGGGAATGACAATGTTTTTTACAGCAGAGTTCTGCGATAAAACTTTTATAGGTATTGATTCTTGGGAAGGCGTATCTGAGCCAGGAGAATTTGATACGGAATACTTTAAGACAGTAAAATTAAAATCTGAACTTGCCTGGGCAAAGAATAATTTATCAAGGTATCCAAACGTACTGTTAAAGAAGGGTTGGATACCTGAAGTATTTGATGAGATAGAAGAATCCAAATACTCTTTTGTACACATAGACGTAGACCTTTATGAACCAACTAAAAAATCGATAGAATACTTTTGGCCAAAACTTGTTTCTGGTGGCGTATTAATATGCGATGATTATGGCTCATACAAAACAACAGGTGCAAGGAAAGCTGTTGATGACTACTTTGAAAAACACAATATTCTTGAACTACCAACTGGTCAAGCTATTATATGGAAGAAATGATACAATATAATCATGAATGCATGGCTAAAAAAAGAATTTGAAGAAAGTGGATATTCAGTTGAATGTCCTATCGACGGCCTACTCCTGGTCAAAGACTTTATTACACAGGAAGAAGTCCAGGAATACTTTGACATCATAAACAGAACCACTGAAGAAGAGTGGGATAGATGGTACATGGATCAACTAAAGGTTTTTGCTAAAAATAAGTTTGGTCGAGAAGATGTAGATAATTTAGTAAAAGAAGGACTTTACGAAATAACATCAAACTGGAATGATAAAAACCTAGCATTTCTAAATGCAGATATACACAGAAGAGTTGACGCTAGGTTTCAGTCTGTTCTTGAAAAATCAGGAGAAAATCTACAGCTAAGCGGATTTTACTTTATACAGAGAATGTACACTGGAACTCAGCTTGTATCTCACCACGATCAAAACACAGATGAATCAATTAAACATGCAGCGGTAATATACATAAATGATGACTATAACGACGGCGAGATATTTTGGGCTAAGAAAGATTTTCAGATAAAGCCTAAGTCTGGTGAAATGCTAATATTCCAAGGTAATGAAGAATGGGAACATGGAGTTAGACATGTAGGGGAAGGACCAACTAGATATGTCCTACCAGCATTTATCAAAATACCAGGTTTCTACCAAAACAAAAACAAGTCTTAGTATTACTCTGAATCAATTAAAGAGAAGCAGAGTACTCTAAGGTTTTCTGTTCCTCCGTGAGTGATAACTTCAGGTCTTTGCTCTGTCTGAATAAAGTAGCCAGACTTTGCTGCAAATGGTTTCCCTGGGAACGTATCTGTATTAAGAGTTCCGTCTAGCACCAAAGCTAGGTGGTAGTGAGGCACTGAGCTATCTTTTCCAGATGGAACGCAGACATCATTTACAACATCAAGACTCTCTGAAGATGTTACAGAAACAGTATAATAGTTCTCGATGTAAACTGGATTTTGCTTTTCAAAATGTGTTTGTATCTTAGATCTTAGATCTTGGAAAATAGGCTTTACTGGAAGTCTATTATGAGAATAAACTGTTCTAGTAATGTTCCCATATACAACAATCTGCTTTTCGCCTTCTGAAGCAAAGTCGAGCCACTGCTTAATTGAAGCTAGCTGCTCATCTGTTACATCAATAAATCTTGTATCCAATACCTCTTCAGCTGTGATTTCTGGCTCGTCTCCAGCGTGTGTTACATCATCTAGTATTCCCATTAGTTTAATTCCTTCCATGCATTATAAGCATCAATAACTTCTTGTGTTGCAAAATTTAGAACTAGGTACTCTTCGGATTCGCTAACCTTGGACTTTCTTTCTTCTAGAGAAAGTGCTTCGAGGTTTAGGTCTTCCTGATACTTAATAGTCAGATTGCCATCTTTAATTGTTTCGTTAATTTCATCATCTGATAGAAGTGTCTCGTTTTCAGACTTAAACTTCTTTATTAGGAATATATCAAAATTCTTCCAGATAGTATCTACATCATCTGCTTTAAGTGTAGTTAAAAACCCCATTCTAAATCTCCTTTAATTTATTAAGAATAAGTACATTATACCGTACATATTCTACAGATACAATCCTAAAAGTGCGGCGAAAAAAGTGAGCCGAAAATTAGAGATCCCCATCTTCTATTCTCTTGAGCATTGCTATATATGCCTCTAATTCCTCCTCTGTAGGCCCTTCTGAGTCATATACTGGTATTCCAGCATATATGACATAAAGGAGGGCGGAAAGAGGAACATCATAAGCTCGCATATAGGTATTATACTCCATATTAAACATCAAACCAAGTAGGCCCATTGGGATTTGAACCCAAAGTCGTTTGTATATAAGACAAATGCTTTAACCAGATTAAGCTATAGGCCCTTATCGTGTTATGTAATATACTATTCCAAGTATATGAACGATTATGGCTACTATGCCTACGGCAATTATAGTCTTAATTCTTGGTTACCCCGCTTTTTTTAAATGGTGAATCTAAAGTTTCGTCTATAGAATCATCTATTGTTCTTCCATGCTCTTGTGAGCAATTTCCACATGCCTTACACATACTTTGATTCCATCCTATCTTGATCTATGATCTCAAAGAAGTTGGATAGTATGTTTACTCTTGTTCCAGATCTTACTTTTCTGACTTCATGCCAAGTATGGTATCCTGGAAATAGGATTAATGATCCAGCTTTTGGCTTAATTGCAGTTGAGCCAAATACTGTAGCACCGCCTTCATAATCATCATTCAAAAGAAATGAAGCTACATATGTCTTATTAGCTAAATCTTCAGTTGACTGAAATCTTGTCCTATCATCTCTATGTGCATCAAGAACAGCATTTGTCCTCATAAGATTAGCATGTGACCTATTTAGAGTAAATTGTCCGTTTATTCCGTATTTTTCAACAAAGAAGTTGTAGGCAAAGCTATTCATCTCTTTTATCTTATCTAGTGGGTCAAACTCTAATCTGAAATCTTCTTCCTCAAAAAATTCTGCATTCCCGCCAAAAGATAGATAACCATAAAATTCTCTATCTGGGTCTTGGATCTGATTTTCTAGGAAATAGTCAGTTAGGTGTTTTGCATACTCTGGATCAATAAAGTCTTCAATGATGTGATACTCATCATCTTTCATTTCTTTATCCATTTATCACCTATATCTTTTTCTTTGTTTTTAATGATTTATCTGGGGATATTAGATTTTAGGAAAGCCCCCCTACCCCCCAAATTTTTTCTTTTTGGAAAGATAGAGAAGCGTTCCTGAAATACCCACAGATTACATCTGGTACATATTGAGTTTCAGGGTAAGCCCCCACAAAGCAAACTAAGTGTATCATTTTGTTTTTACAGAAGTCAAGAGATTGTGCTGTTTTGTTTTACATGTTCTTCGCAAAGGTAGTATTTAATACCTTTATCGTTGATCATACTTGTGTATGCGTATTTATTGCAAAAGGAACATGTCATAGCTCTATTGTACCACCGCCTTATATTTTAGTCGACTGCAATTTCAGATTTACAAAAATGTTAATATATTTTTTAGATGTATGATGCAGTATTTGGGCAAAACGGACATTTTGGATAGTGCGCCCATAATGAATGGTCATTTGTGACCCATCTCACACGATTTTTTTGTGACTTACCTCACAATGTCCGAATTGTACGCATTTTAGAGTTGCAATTTGTCAGACCCCCATGATAGTCTTAAGACATAAGATAAAAAAAGAAAGGAAGTTAAAATGACTTCACTAACATTAGAACAAAAGATTGCTAAGGCTGCTCACATGGTAGCCAATGGCGAGGTAGTATCCTTTAGAGGTGCCTCCTTTGATACATACATGAAAGTAGAACGCCTTGCTAATCGTATCAAGCAAGAGCGTGAGTTTCCTCAATGCCCTTGCGGTGAGTGTGACTAACACCACAC